GACTTCTTGGAAGAACTTAGCTTTTTTGGTTTGCCTAAATCTTTAGGACGGGGTTTGTCCCAGACTTCCCCGCCCTCTTTGTACTCTTCAACAGCATTAGGATTATCTTTTCGGATAATCTTTTTGCCTGATGGCATCTTGGAAGGGTTAATAGCTCCCATGCCACGGCTTGCCATCATCTCATCACCCCTTTGGTGAAACCTTTTCTAGCTATACCATCACCACGCTTACTGGCTGAAACAACACCGCCTTTGGCGTAAGCTTGGGTTTTACCGCCTTTGGAGTACTCCCTGCCAGTTCTTGGGTTTCTGGACGAGGGTTCAACAGCCAACGATGGATCCATGCCCATGTTATTTAGCATTTGCTGACGCATTGCTGGTGTGGCAGCTTTCCATTGAAGCGAATTTTTAAGGCTTGTTAGCCTAGCATCTGGAGGATTGTATGCAGGCTTAATTGGATTATTTGCACTATCCGTTAGTTCTGCATCAGATACAGCGGCCTGCGATGGGCCAGTAGGCTTGGTAGCAGCAGGAGTAACAGGTTTTTTCTTGGCTGGTGCAGCAGGCTTTACTGCTGGTGTTTGGCCAATATTACCTGTGCTGTCATAGTCATTCTGACCTGCGTTTAAAGCTTGATTGCTTGCCAATACATCCGCAGCACTTTGTGTCTGCGTTGGGGCTGGTGCTGCTGGCGTAGCTGGCGCAGTATCTGTTGGAGCAGGGCTTGCGCCAGGAATGGTTTTATCGGGCTGATCTTGGCCTTTTGCATAGGCGTACAAGGCAGCCAAAGCTAGAGGCGTAAGATTCATGTTAACCCCTTACTTGGAATAACCACCGCCGCACATTGCTTTGATGTGGTCATCATGCAATTTATGGCCTGCTGCGTGTTCTTTGTAATGCTCAGAATGATGCATATGACCTCCAGCCATGTGTTCTTTAAGATGCTCTTTAGGCATCTTGTGGGTATGATCATGGGGAGCTTTACCGTGGGGGATAAAGGGTACGTGTGCGTCTTTCATGTTGACTCCTTATTTGCGTTTGGGGAATTGAGTGCCTATGTCATTGCCAGCCATCTTGGGCATCATGGCCCGAGTATGTCCTCTTTGCTGAATAGCATGTTCGCCACGTGGTAGATTTCCCTTTTTAAGATCTCCACCTTTTTCCATTTTTGATGGTTGCATACGAGCTTCTTTAATGCTACCGCCTTTGGCAAAGGCTTTGCCGCCTGTAGCCATCTTTTTACGGTACATAATAGCTGCACCACCACCAGTTTCAGAACCAGTAAATCCACGCTTTTTCATTTCTTCTGGTTCTTTACGTGTCAAGCCTTTTTGCTTATTCATATAATCACGCAAACTTAAACCAGATTTTTCCAATTGTTCTTTAGTAACAACTGGAGATTTTCTTTTTGGTAAAGTTTGTGGGCCTTCGCCTGTTTCATTACGATTTTCAGTATCGTAATCTTTTCCCATTTGCCTATTAATTTCACTTTCAGCCATGTCATCTTCAGACATTGGCATTGGCATCTTATAAGAATCTGGGTTATTTATATTAACTCGCTTGGGAGTTATATCACTTGAAACATCAGATCCGTCTTCGCCATCATATCGTTTTGTTCTCATGATTGATCCTTAAATAGTTCTGCCGCCCATTTTAGGCATTCTTGCTTTGGTATGGCCTTTTTCTTGAACAGTATGTTCGCCATGAGGACGCTTACCACCAGCAGTAACTTTCTTCATGGGTTCGCCTAAAGAATATTGACCGGGGACTGAACCGCCTTTGGCAAAAGCTGCTCCGCCAGCTTTCATGGCTTCTTTCAAATGATGATGAGCCATTTTCATATGCTCATGTGGTTGCATCTTGGCCATGCCACCTTTTTTCATTCCCATGCCCATACCGGGAGCTTGTGCAGCCATAGGAGGACGCTTGGCTGCCATCATGGCTGCTAACATTTGAGGGTTAACCCTGCCACCACGTGCCATTCCTTTGGCTTCTTCACGCTCTTCTTTTGCGATTTTCTCAAGCTGTTTAGCCTGACGCATTTCCATTGATTTTGATTCTTTCATAGATCCACCTTGTTTAAACGAATGGCCTTTATCGGCCTCACTAAAATCTTTCCCCACGCTCTGGGGAACTCCTGCTTTCTTGGCGAATGCTGGATTGTGAGCCACCGCTGCCATGAAATTGTGTTGCTTTTTGCTGGTACTTGGCATATTAGCAATTCCAAGCCTTAAGGCTTTTGTTAATCCTGCTGTTTGGGTCTTTGGCAACCTCTGGAGAAGTTAACTTCTTCTTGGCTCCTCCCATTCTGGCGCAAAAAGACTTCTTCCTTGATCCGCCCTCGGGTTGGGGAGGCTTTAAATTCATCCCCTCCTTCTTTGCGGATGCCCGACCCTTGGCGTTTAAGCCTCCGTTCGGATTCTTCCCTTCTTTGCGTTGCCATGCGGGTGATTTAGCCATACGTAATAGCCAAAGAAGTTAAAGTTGTACCAACAACATAAATACCATTTTGACAAAGAAGACCTTCACCGGGAATTAAAACTTGAAATGGTTGAACAGCAGTTGCATACTTAAATGTATATAAAACATTTCCAGTATTATCTGTTCCATCATAAAGAGTAAAAGTTCCTGCTGTTCCATTGCCTAAAAAAACAATGGATTTAAGTCTAGTTCTGCCAGTAAACAATTGAGCAGGAAAAGTCGTTGCGGTTGCCGACTTTACGTCATATTGCATTGTCATGATTAATCTCCTTCTAAAAAGGGGCCGAAGCCCCTATTGATTAATCAAAGTTACCGTAGGGGTAAGTTGTGGTTGTACCAATGTTGCCATCAACTTGTGTATAACGCACTGTCAAATACAAAGTACCTGCGGTTGGTGCTGGTGTTCCTGTACCTGTGATTGCCAAAGTCATCACCACTTGCGAGAATGTGGCTGGCTCAACTACGCCTGTTGGATTAGTAAAATCAGCAGTGGTAGATTGGATAGCAGCCAACTGTGTACCAGTGAAAGTTGTGGAATAACGACCAGCAACCAACACGTTTGCAGTAGCGGTCAAAGTTACTGAACCGTACTGAGTGCCGTTAAATTGATTGCCAATATTCACAACACCAGCAGTGATTGTGCTACCGCCTGTGATGCCTGTACCAATGTCAACAAAGAAGTCGTTGATCTGCGATCCTGTGGGCAAATAGAATACTGCGCCACGATAGACTGTGGTGGAAGCATCAGCAGTGGGAGTTGCTGCAACTGGTGGATAAACTGAACTTGATGGAGAGTAAACAATTGCGTTTACGTTGGGGATCAAGTTGCCATTGACAAATTGACCACTTCCGCCAGCATAACCAGCGGTTCCATTGCCGCCTGTGTTGGCAAAGTTTAAGTCAACATTTTGTGTTAGATCAGTGTAACCTACGTTACGTACTGGGCCAAAACGTTGGTCGCCCGAAAGAATTGGGCCTGAAAATGTACTGCGTGCCATGATAAATCCTTATGCAAAAGCCTCTTGTCAATCGTTGCATCGTGACCCCTAGGCGGGCTGCCGACAAGAGAAAAATCCTAGATAGTCTGTTTATACCATTATGTTTAAACAACGTCAACGACTTTATTTGATTTTTTAAGGTTCTCTTCCTGAGTGATAACACGCAGATTCCAAGGCACATGAAGGCCGCATACAGATTCTGAAATGAGCGGAATAATGTGATCAACTACATAGCGCTGACCAGCTATTTTGGTAAGTTCTTGAGCTTTTAAATACAAAGCTCTCATGGCAAGTTTCTGCTCTGCGGTAATCCACTTGGGCGTGGCATTCTTATGTCTGCGTTTACGTACACTGTTAAGAGCTTTGTATAACTCTGGATTTTGCGTTTTATATTTTTCTCTATGTAAACGTCTTTGTTCTGGCGGTCTAGCTGCGGCTCTTGCTATCACTTGTTCTTTATTGCGTTCATAGTATTCTCGCTTGGCTTTTTGAGATGCTTCGGATTGGTTATATTGTTTAAAGTATTCCGCTCTGGTTTCATTACCTTTTTCCCACTCCACCTTTAAACAATCAAGACATGATCCTTTGGTTTTACGCAAGGCTATGTGGCCATGTTTGCATGGCTGTCCAGTGAAATAGTACTTACTGCCGGTTTTCTTTGCTTCTTCTCTTGTGCTTGGATAGTCCATGTGTTCTCCTTAATTACGACACAGGCAATTATAACACAAGAAAAAGGGGCCGAAGCCCCTTTGGTTTTTGCTAAGTCTTTGCTTAGAATGAACCTGAAGAACCCCAGATTCCGAGGGGATCAGACCAGCCGAAGCTATAACGCTCACGTGCTTTGTAACGTACGTTGCCTGTGTCGAAGTCCCCGTCCATTGAATTCTGAAGAGGAGTACGTTCAAAGTGCTTCATGCCGTTAGGCACATCAGTGGTCAAGAACCATGCATTAACGTCAGTCAAGAAGTGATTCATTACATATCCTTCGGATATTGAACCGTTGTTCTCGATAGCATTAATATCATTGTTGTTTGTACCAACACGCAGTTTGGTTTCGAGCAAACGGGTTGCCACGAACTGGAGTGAAGGAGGAACAATCAACTTCTTGGGTTTAGCAGCGATCAAAAGACCACGCTCGTCCGTCCAAGCTGCGATCTGAATGACTGCGCTCTCTAGAGAGGTTTCATTCAAGTCAGCTTGAGTTGTTGGAGTGTTGGCGTTTGTACCGCCGTTCACCAATGGGTGAGCAGAGCTAAACAAAGACACGCCATCGCCACCAACATAGGCTGGGTTAAAGCCATTGTTGAGGACAGCAGCAGCCTTGACTTGCTTGGTATAAGCCATAGCACGAGCCAAACCCTTTGTATAACGAGCGGCTAGGCTGTCATACAAGTTATCTTCAATCGCTTCTTCAGTGATTGAGAAACCAAGGGCAATGGTTTCGTGGTTATAGCGAGTTGTCCATGCCTCTTGAGCATTGTCATAAGCGATGGCTGAACCCTCGCCTTTGACTGGTGCTGCTGAGAAGCCAGACAATTTGGTCTCTTCTTCGAATGAACGCTCTGAGGTCTCTGTTTCGTAGATCTCTTTGTGTTCTTCGCCGTAACGTGCATACTCTAGACCGAACAATGCGTTCAAACCTGGGAGCAGTTCTTTTAACAGTTGCGCTCTTGAAATAGCCATGATTTAGCTCCTTAGACAGCAGTTGCAGTGTAATACTCGTGGATACCAAAGTTCAATTTGACTAGAACTTCAGGATACTGTGTAAACACTAAGGTTGATGAAGAGGCAAATGCGGTACTTGGAGCTGCATTCAACACAACAGTAGTTGCGCCTGCTGAAGCTGCCGTAGCAACGTAAGAACCAGATTGGATAAGCTGACCATTGGCTGCAATAGATGCCACATCTGTTCCCACGGGGAGAGCAAATGGAATACCTGCTGCGGTTGTCACTGTAGCGGTTGAAATGCTAGAGTAAGTCGCTGTTCCCAAAGATTGTGCTGTATCTGCAACCAAACCAACCACACGAGCAACATAAGCAGAGCTTGTTGTAGCTGCGGGGATGATCAATCCGTTTGAGCTGTCGCCTGTGTTGAGGTTACCTGCGAGGTCAGAACCTTGCAAGTTTTGTCCAACTAGAGCATTGGCTGCGGAAGTCACAGTTGTTGAACCAGAAGAAGCCACGATAGCTGCTTTGAAAACAGTATCAGGATCATCTGTAACGTAAGCTTGAATATCACCAGCTAGGGTACTAGCGGGATAATATTGGCTAAAACGTTTTTGCTTGGTCACTGGATCTGTATAAGTACAGCCCAAGAAAATACCAACCAAACCAGCAGCACCACCAGCGGTAGTGACAGCTTGACGGGTTACAAAACCACGTGCTAGGGCAACAAAGTCACCATAGAAAATGTTTGTTCCGTAGTTGTACTGGATAGGTAATAGACGAGTAGAACCCGCAAATACCTGTCCACCAATCAAATTGATTGGCTTTAGCCCGTAAGGGGCAGAGACAATTGGGTAAGCCATTTAAGGACTCCTTGTGAATTAAGTACCTGAACCGAAGGTAACCTTTGAACTTCTCTCTTTGAAAAGAGGCATTCTTGGGTCACTGTTTCTCATGAATGTATTGTCCACGGACTCCATCTGCGCTTTGTTTTGCGAGTTGTAATAAGCATCCCGCTGTTTCATAAACTCATCTGGAATTCTGCAAAGCAACAATCCACCGATCTCAATATTGCCTTTAAACTGACCGCTATGGGCTGCTTGGATCATCAGTTCTGGATATTCCTCCGCTTTCACGGGTTCCCATCCTTCTCTGAACTTAGAAGAAATGTTCTGAGGATCGTCTTTACCCATCATTGAGATACGAATGTATCGATGAGTCCAACCCGGTCTTGGGTCAGGCATGGGTAGAATCTCAGGCGCTCTCCACGATTGAGGACGTTGAAATTGATTGCGTGACTCGGTGTCACGACTTGCACGATTATCAGCCATTTGTATTTCTCCTTAGTTGAGCAACCTCACGAGCGTAGCGTTCCAATGGAATGCCCAGTCGCTTGGCAATGTTTACCTCTGACGCAGACAATGTGATTTTTTTAGGAGCCACACTTCTAGACGCAGAAGCGACATTTGATCTAGGGCGCTGCCTCGTATCAGCGGTTTCCTCAGACTCAAACTTATCTGGGAAAACTTGACGAATTCGACTATCTAAACGTTGATAGTATTCATCACTCTGCGGGTCAACGCCCGATTTAACCAGTTTTGTATGCACCGCTAGGGCCAAACTGGTCATTTCCTCATCCTGTCCAAACCAAGTGTTGTTACGTTGCCAACTTTCGGCTTTAGGATCTGCCTGCGGGTGACTAGGTTGTACTACTTTTGGAGCAGGTTGTAAAGGGGCAGGCTTAAAATTGTTAACTTTCTCAGCTTTTAAGGCTGCGTTGGTCAATTCTTTTTGAGCTTTTAGCAACGCTTCAGAGTCACCTTCCTCATACGCCTTCTTGTAAAGACGCTCTGCTTCAGCCATTTCGCTGGTTACATTGCGTTTTGCTTGGTCAATAAAGGCCGTTTGGCTCATATTTACCGTGTTTTTAAGCCGTTCATTCTCTTCATAAACAGCTTTTGCAAGGGCTAAAGCCTCTTCTCTTTCACGTAAAGCAGCCTCTTTTTGCCGTCTTTCTTCGTGATAACCCTTAGCAAACTCTCTTACTTTCTGGCTTTGTTGCTTTTTTGTATAGCCTTCTAGCTCTTCATCCGTGGGTTCCACGGGCGGAGAAGCCATAGGCGTACGATTACGATCTTCTTCTGGAGTATCGTCAACAATTTCAATCTCGGGTTCAGGTTCTACAACCTTACTGCCTAGACGAGTGGGCTTTTCATCAGCCTCATCGGGGAATGTAAATTCAACTTGGTCTACCATGATGCCTCCTTATGATGCTCTGCTGATACCACGGGGGTCTTGAACCACAGCTTCTACGGAATCATCGTTGATGATCCTGAATTCTTTGCCATGAATCTTGAGTCGTGTACCTGTATTGGGTCTAACGATAACGAAATCGCCAACCTTACAGGATGGGCCAGATGGGAATCTGGCTGGATCTTTGTAAGCATCTGGGCCAAGTTTCACTACAAATAGTACTGGCGAAAGCACTTCTTCATAATGTATTGTGGTTTTAGCTTTAGCCAATCCGCTTTCATATTCCTCATCAATCTCTGGTAA